CTAGATCCGCGTTATGCAAAACACGCATTTGCTATGTTATGTGATATGTTCCAAACGATACTAGGAAAGTGTCATGTACTCCCAGAAGATGGAGTCAGAACAAATCTACGTTCATCAGCAGGACCAAACTATGAGTATGGGCAGAGGAAGAAGGCCCAGGTTTTTGAGGATTACGGAGCAGAATTCTACAGGTGTTGGGAGGATGCACACCGTTATAACTTTCCTATGTACTGGAAGATGTCAGGAAAAGAGGAAATGTTAAAGGCTTCAAAGTTACCAGGAATCAAGTTTGATGAGGAAGGAAGAGCTTACTATATGATAGGTGATTGTCGTACATTTATGTTCCCTGATGCACCACATGGGTGGTGCGGTCAGCGTATGAATCAACACATAAATGATATGATGGACAGCCTTAGAACAACATGGTGCTCAATAGGATTTGACCGAACACACGGTGGTTTTACTAGATTAGGACAATCTTTAGAACACTGGTACAGAAAGTTCACAGGTGATGTCTATAAGTGGGATGCAAATTTCTGCAAGACGTTGTTTGTCGTGTGTATGATGTTTAGGTGGGTGTGCTTAACTGAGGAGAGCCGAACTGAGGAAAACTGGGACAGGATGGTCTATCAGTACCGAAATAAGGCTGAGTCTTTAATATTCACACCCTCTGGGCAACTTTTGTGGTTTTCACATGGAAATAAGAGTGGGCAAGATTCCACCTCCAATGATAACACAATCGGACATATCTTTATAGTTCTATACCACTCTGCGATGGTTTTGGATAAAATGGGGAAAGAGATAACCCTAGCCAATGTTCGTAAGTTGTGGGAGTTCAATATCTATGGAGACGATAACTTGGGCGGCGTGTCTGAAAAGATGTACAAGTGGGCAAAGAAGGAGTATGGAAGCTTTAATAATATGCTTGACGCAATGTACATGAAGTTCGGAATGGTGCTCAAGAAGGAAGAGACAATAATACAGAAGGATTTGGAGGGTCTCATATTCATAGGAGGTATCTTTCGGAAAACCCCTTTTGGATGGGCACATAATTTCAACATGAAACGAGTGATGGCAGCAATGGCCTACGATAAAGTAGAAATGAACTATGAGCAGTTGTGGTCAAAGTGGACCGCACTTCTATGCCTTAGTGCTTTTGAAGACACACGTTTCAAGATCCGTACATGGATGGAGGTGGAATATGAGAAGAGTATTCACTCCCAAGAACGGAGCAAACTAGATTTGTACATTCCCACAGATAGGGATTTGTGGGCTTTCTGGTTTGGTTGGGAATCCCCAGACATTAGTCCGATAAAATTCACTTGGAACGGGCTGAGTGAAGCCTTGGGGCGGGCTCCCGATAAAAAGATTTCCTCGCAAAGGGATTCGATGATCGTAGTTGATAAATTGGTTGAAACCATATCAGAAATACCACAGCATGGACAATACACA